CAATACGAGTGTCGCCGTCCGGTCCTTTATATGCAGACGTCTCCGTGCGTTCGCCAGGGGCCAACGTCAACCAGCTGGGTTTAGTTACGCCAACCTCACCCCCCGGGGTGGAGCCATCTGATGACGCTACCGCGCTACCAACAACATTTCCGTACCCCTCGGGTGTCGGCATGTTAGTGAGGAAGTTTTGAATATCCTGGGCTGAAAATTCGGTGCCAGAATTTTTCATTGCCGCAAAGACAGCCTTTTGTGCCGGTATAGAATCAGGCATCGCGTCAATTTGTTCTTGACTGAGCGCCGATAGTCCCTGGCCCAAGGCTTGTTTTTGTACAGCAAAACCTTTGGACGCGTATGAAATAGCCGAATTGAACAACGAATCAGACACCGCCTGGGACGGATCGCGATTTACGATCTTGGACGAAACCCCAGCGATAATTGCATTTTGTGCCGCAGGCGGCAGCGTGGATATAATGTCTTTGAGTCCGCTTTGTGTGAGCGCCACATCGGTGGCTGCCTGCACGCCGGAAAACATAAGCGCGGCAACCGGGTCTTTACCCATTATTGCGGCCATTCCGGCGCCCGCCGCAGCCTGAGCGCCGTATTTAGTTAACAAGTTACCAAGCGTGGCTGAATCGCCAACAGATAGTGTCCGTGAAATTTCAGCTGAAACCGCAGGAACACCCTGTTGAATCAGCGCAGTTTTTAACGCCGTTCCAACATCTCCGCCGTTCATGGCCGCATTCAACGCCGTCTGGCCAACAATTGCGGTCCCCGTCGAACCAATTGCGCTGGCGACTGCTTCCGGCAACAAGGTTTCACCGATAGCTGCAGCAGCGCCGGGGAAGGCGACCATTATTCCTACGGCGGCTAATTTACGAGGATCAGAGGCAATTGCCTCCACGGTAGATCCTAGCTTACTGGCAACGCTTTGAAGAGCCTCCGCCGTGGTTCCAGTAATATAGCGGGCCGCGTCCACAGCCTGACCGGTGATTGAATTGGGGCCTACAACAAGACCAACGGTGTTATCGTATAATTTCCCACCGAGGTCGCTTAAAAACCAGTACTCAGGCAGCCCTGTATGAGGGTTGATGGTCCCCGAACCGCCCATGGCCTTCAACAGCGCCGCCTCTTGCGGGTTGATATGCGCCAGCATGGTATCACCGCGCCGCCCATGCTGGGCAAGCTCGGCGGCCATTTGTTTGACGGTGGGTTTTGTATTCGCCATTGTTGTGTTTTCTCTATTAAGAATTACCCATTTTTAGGCGTGTTTACGCCCCGTCTCCATTGACAGATTCGGTCAACGCAAGCGCCCAGTCGCGCCAGTTGAGGAAGGCCTCGGGGGCCGGGACGCTATATTTGTCGAACACGGGGTTTAACGCTACGGCGTCGGCCAAAATACGCCAATCCATTTCCGACACCAGGGGGAATTGTTGTTCGGCAAAATAGTGGATCATGTTGCCGTTCCAGTCGTCCCAGGTGCTGTACATGGGCAGGAATTCGATCAGCATTATGGCCGCTCGTCGCCCATTTCGGCGGTGATCATGATGCGGCCGGCTTCGTAGTCGCCGTCGATCGTGTTGCTCTTCCAGCGTAGATTGATCAGGCGGTGTTCGACCCGCATGTCTACCTTGCCGTCGTTCTCCCCGAACACAAACTCTTCAGTTTCAACGGTTGGGGATTGGGCAAAGGGGCGTCCCACAATCACGATAGACATATCCCCGACCTGGTTGAAGTCCGGCTCGATACGCGTGATATGCATCCGGCGGTTGGCCGTGATCGTGTGGTCCTCGGCAGGGGTTCCGCCGACCCAGCTGATGTCTGACGTTTCTGCATAGGACTCGATGGCAAACTCTTCTGTGGCCGTGATCTTGTTCTTGCCGAACTCGTGCTCCCAGATCTGGTAACCGCCGGCGATCTGGGCCATGGTTGAGCCCGTTGTCAACGTGGGATCCAAAGTGTTGGCAAATGTAATCAACGTGGTGCCGCCCGACGATGTGTCAGTGAACACCGCCGACACGATCTGGTTGACCGTGTTAACGTCGTTCTGGAATACCATAAAGCTGCCAGGCGGGTTGGTCGACAAGTCGCCGGCCACAATAACCTGCTTTGTTGTTGTGTTTGGCGTCGTGTGGCTTGGCCCGTACAGTAACTGATAACTTAGACCAAGGTCAAACTCAGGCTCCCAGCCGCACCAGATGGGTCGGGGGAACACCTCGGTGATGTATCCACACGAGCGACCTGCGCCCTCCGCCATGCCGGCATCGTACCAAATATCATCCTTGACGTTGTAGATGATGGCGTCGTTGCACTCCGTTGACGTTCCGCGCGGATAGAACCACCAGATCTCATTGAAGCGAGGCACCTTGGTCGCCCACACTTTCTGGCGCTGCTGAAAATTCAAATTGTCAAACAAGTAGTTGACGTTTTTATCATTCGGCAGCACCTTAACAGCGCCGTTGTAGATGTAGAACCGGTCAGTCCCCATCCAGTAAAACACGCCATCCATCTCAACCACGGAGTTGGATGACATGATCGAAATTTGTGTAGCGATCGTGTCATAACGCCAGTAATACGGGGACGTTGACGTAAACGACACACGCGCCAACGCGTCTGTAGACCACACCAAGCCGGAAGGGGACGCCGTTCCGCCGCGAACTGGGAAGCCCCGAACAATCTTACCGGCCGTGATGTTGACGTCGTTGGCAAGGGGCCCGTTCCAGTCGGAAAACGTTTGCACGGTTGTCGAGCCCGGCGTAAACGTCACGTTGTTGTTGCGCAGGTTGCCGAAGTTGCTGTACACAAAAATGAACGGGTACAGCACCACCACGCCGCCGCTGACATCAATTGGCAGGAAAGTAGGCTGGGAGCCGGTGGAGTCTACGACCTGGGTCAACACATACTTTTGAGTTGCCGCGTCGGGCAAAAAGTTGCCGGCGTATAGCGAGGTTACAACGCCGGAGTCGATGTTGTGCAGGTTCTTACCCGGGTGAGCTAACAGCTTGGAGTTGCCGGTGCCAGATGAATCAAACGCAATGTCAAACTGCCACAGGTATTCATCACTAACCGGGAACGTGATCGGCGTATAGATCTCAACGTTGCCAGAGGTCGGAAATCCGGTGAGCGAAGTCAGCGTAATTGTTGTTCGGTTTGTTCCGGCGCTATACGTCGGCGTTCCGACTGTCGTATAGTTGGTCCGAAGGTTAGACGTGTTATATGCCCAGAACACCGTACCGGCGGGGAACGACGCAACCACGTTGCCAACAACCTCGACCGTAACGGGGCCTGAGTGAGACGCCGTAACAACATTTGTGTTGTTGAATTCAACCTGGAACGGGCCAACACCCACGCCCTGATCGGTTCCGGTATTGAATACCTCAACACCAGCCCGGTTACCCACAAAAACATAGTTAACGCCGTTGTACGGGTTGGTAATAATGCCGCGCGGGATGTTGTATGGCGTTGCAAACATCTGACGGTATCCACCAACCTTTTTGGCCTTACCGCGTTGAAACCGCACCCACTTACCGTCGCCAAACTGGTCGCCTTCGAAGTGCGTGCCGTCCCGTTTAATACCGGGCTTGACGAACAGCGTGAATATCTGGGACCCGCCGTCTTTGCCGTCAGCCATTAGAATTGCCCCCCAGAGATAAGGTCGGCATTGACACGCCCAATAAAACGCGTGACAAAGTTACCAGTGCCCGCCGTACCGTCCATTGTGGCGATGTTGGTCCCGTTGACGGAGAATCCAAGCTGCGCATCGTTAGGCGAGTACATGCCAGTTGTCGGGTCCGCGTTAAACGAGAACGCGGGGGCTGCTGCAGAGCCTCGATTAGCCAAGAACTGGCCAACGTTAGCCTGCAGCAACGGGTAGATGTTGTTGCCATCGCTCAACACAATCGCCTGGCGCGACGCAGCCAACGAGTACGGGACTTGTGAACTACCTTGAACCTGGAAGTTAATGTTGTACGAGTTTTGATTGGTGTCGTTCAGGAAGTAGTAAACCTGCGTTACCGCCGGCAGTTGCACTAGCAAGGACGACGTGCGGGCTCCGCTCAGTGCGGTGAAGCGCTGAATGATGGGTGTATTTGTGATCAAACTCAACGTTGATCCAGCAACAGTGTCAACGTCGTACGTGGCCGACGAAAACGTCAAGCTATTGGGTCGCGCGCGGCCTACGGTGAAGAAATCCTGTTTGGTGATGTCGCGATTAACGCAGATGAAGCAAGAGTCCCCAAGCGGCAGCGTGATGGTGCTCTGGTCATCGATGGTTGAGTTAACGGCCGACGTCTGAATTGTCAGCGCGCCCGTGCCATTATTACGCACTAGAATGAACCAACCCTCAGATAAAGAGGATACCGCCGGAAGGGTCCACGTTCCTGCCCCGCTGGTCCAAACCAAGCAGTGGCCGCGTGAGGCATCGGAAATGGTCGGAGCCACCAGATAAGAGCTTGTGACAAACGCCGTCTCTAGTTTACCCAAGATGGCAGCGGTGCTATTACCAGCCAGCGTGGCCGCGTCGGCGTAAGCCACACCAGCGCCGAACGCGATGTTTTCCCACGTGCCGCCAGCGGTTGTATTGCTGCTCAGATACGTATAGGCAGCCTGGCCGGTGGGAACAGTAAACGCATTTACCTGGCTGTAATTTTGGACCGCAAAATCATACGCCCCGACGTTCCGGATTAAAATATCCGAACCCACAGAACCCTGCAGCGCGTTCGGCAGTGTCAGGATGCAGCCGGTGCCGGCGGCGCTGACGTCCATGATGCGGGCGACAACCTGCTCGCCGTCGTTGACATACTGAGGCCAGTATAGCTGGGTTACTGTTTGAATGGTTACGTTAGCAAAGCTAACGTCTGTAGGCTGGATTACGTTGCCAGTAAAGGGGGAGGTAAATGTTGTCATTGTGCGTCCTGTCGAGAAGCGTTACGGTCAACGATGCGAGAACCATCCTCGCCCTTGAGCGCGTTGATTGCGTCGGTGTAGTACTGCTTCCACACCGCCAGTTTTTCAGTGTTCTTCAAAAAGCCTTGAGCCTGCAACAGGGTGCCGTAAAGAAGCGCTGGCGGAGC